GTTAAAAATAAAATTATTAAAAAAGATAAAGGTACTGGCGACAAAAAAAAGACAGATAAACCATTTATAGATCCAAAAATACATAATGATGATCCACAAACTACATTAGGAAAACATTTAGCTCAAAATAAAAAGCTTATTGATAAATTAATAATAAACGCAATTTATTTTAATAGAGAAATTGCAATTGCAACAAAAAAATTTGATATTGATGAAATGGCAGTTTATAGACTTTGCACAAAACGTTTAAGCTCTCCTGCCCATGCATGTTATGTTGATGTTATATTAAGGTTAATATATCCAAATGCAAACATGCAAAAATTAATTGCAAAAAATAAAGCTGCATATGAATATTTTTTTACTAGAAATTATTCAACTATAACATTAAAATCACAAAGGTTCCAAGAAATAGACCCGGAAAATACATCTAACGGAGTAGTTGTACGTGGTATCAATCAACTGTTTAACAATAAGACTAAACCCGGCAATTGGTTTGATTGGGACAGTACATATGGAATAAAATCTCTTAATAATTTAAGCGGTGGCGGAGCAGCATTTAAAATAGCTGACTCAAAAAACAACAAGTTTATATTAAATATAAATTTTACTGATTCGCAAATCCATGAACGTGTTATGATTATATATCGAGAAATGATTTTTGGTAAACCACGTAATTATATAGGCAAATCTGCAGAATATGATCGCGATAGAAACAAAACAAATTAAATTTAAAAACAAGTTATGGCAAAAAATTATTGGCATAGTGCAGGAAGCTCTAAACGAGCTGAAGCATATAAATACGGTTATAAATCAGGATTAGAACATACAGTTGCTGATCAAATAAAAAACACTGAATATGATTTGAATTACGAGACAGAAACATTAAATTACGTGGTTCCGGAACGCAAAGCAAAATATACGCCTGATTTTATTTTTACTAAAAAAGATGGCAATATCATGTACATTGAAACTAAAGGACGATGGACTAGTATTGATCGACTTAAAATGAAACATGTTTTAGCCTCGAATCCAGGCATTGATATTCGCCTAGTATTTCAAACACCTACACAAAAAATTTCAAAAGGTAGCAAAACAACATATGAATCATATGCATTAAAGCTAGGAATTAAACATGTAGCAAAAAAAGATATTCCTGCGGAGTGGCTCACGGAATGTGTTAAAACAGGCGAAGAATTAAAAAAACCCAAAACTTTTTTCTAATTAGGTTTGATTCGTAAAATATTTTTAATATATTCATGATAATTAATTTATTTAATTAATAGATTGATTCTTTTATTGAATCGATCGTTAGGCCAGGAATGTAATGTATGTGCCTAACTAATATTATTTATATTATTATATTTAATTGGAAAAGAACTAATAATTCATTATATTATATATAATGAAGAATCTTAAGTTATTACAGTTACTTGAATCTATATTAGGTAAAGGAAAATCTACTTCCGGAAATAACATTGCATTTTTCTCTCCTTTTATTTCTCACTACAAGCCAAAATTAGAAATTGATATCAATACTAATCACAACGGCGAAAATCCATGGCATTGTTGGATATCTGAAAAAAAAGGTCGAAGCATTGTTTCATTGTTTAAACAATTAAATTTATCAAAAGAAAAGTTTGAACAATTAGCCCGTATCATTGAAACTTCAAAGTATCGTAATCATGATACTGCAACAGAAAAAAGTGTTACTATACAATTGCCGGACGATTATCGACCATTATGGATAAAAAAATTAACTCCTGATTATAGAAATGCAATTTATTATTTAGAATCTCGAGGAATTACTATTTTTGATATTATTAAATATCGAATTGGATATTGCGAAAATGGAGAATATTCTGGAAAAATTATTATTCCAAGTTATGATGGTAATGGTCAATTAAATTATTTTGTATCTAGAGCATTTTATAAGAATGACAAACAAAAACATAAAAATCCTAAAATATCAAAAGATATTATTGGGTTCGAACTGTTTATAAATTGGGCAGAACCTATTATACTTTGCGAAGGTTCATTTGATGCAATTTCTATTAAAAGAAATGCAATTCCATTATTTGGAAAAATAATACAACCACAACTTCAAAAAAAAATTATTCAAGAGCGTGTACGAAACATTTATATATGTCTAGATGCAGATGCTTTAAAAAATGCACTTCAAATTGCTGAGCGATTTATGGGAGAAGGATTAAATGTATATTTTGTAGAATTAAAAAGTGAAGATGCATCAGAATTAGGATTTAAAAAAATTACAAATATATTAGCAGATATCGATGTTTTAACATTTGAACGATTAATGCAATTAAAAATGGGAATGATATGGGCATAAAAAAGATTGATATTGGTATTGATAAGATTGATAAAATTTTTCACGTATCAGATATTCATATCCGAACATTAAAACGACACAAAGAATATCGAGAAGTATTTCAAAACATGTTTGACCATATTAATAGTCACGCAACTGGAAATAGTATTGCAGTTGTCACCGGGGATATTGTTCATAGTAAACTTGATATGTCACCGGAGCTAATTCAGATGCTAGTAGAATTTTTTAATGGATTTGCAATTCCTACAATTGTTATTCTAGGAAACCATGACATGAATTTGAATAATATGCAGCGAATTGATGCTGTTAGTCCTATTCTAGATGTTATCAATAATAAAAATATCATCTTTATTAAAGATAACGGATTGTTTGAATGCGGCGGAATTACATGGAATCATATGGCGGTTGATGTTGCACCAACTGAATATATTATGGCAAAAGACTTTGCTGCATCTTATAAAATTGCAATGCACCATGGTGCTGTAAATACTGCTAAGACTGATATAGGATACCAAATATCAAACGAACATGTAACCACAGAATTATTTGCAGGACATGATTTAACATTGTTAGGAGATATTCATAAACCTGCACAATTTTTAGATGCTGCTCAAACAATTGCCTACCCGGGTTCATTGATTCAACAAAATCATGGCGAAGCATTAGACCATGGAATTTTAGTTTGGGATATTGAATCTAAAAGTGCTAAGTTTGTTGAAATTCAAAATGATTATGGTTATGTTACAATAGAAGTTGATGGGACTACAATTGTCAAATCTCCGCATCGAATGCCAAACAAACCTAGAGTTAGAATAAAATTTCATGAAACTAGCGCAGCTGACATGAAACGGTTGATTGCAACAATTCGTAAAAAATATGATGTTCAGGACATTACAATACAACGTAGTACTACAGGACCAGATTCTAATGCAACAGCATCATTTACAATTGGCAATGTACGAGATGTAGAATATCAAAACACGTTAATTACTGATTATATTTCAATTAATCATCCACAAGCAACTCCTGAAGAAACTGATGCAATTAGATACATTAATCGAACAATTAATTCAAAATTACCAGCAGTAGAATCAATACGACATACAACATGGCATCCTATATCATTTGAATTCGATAACATGTTTTCATATGGCGAAGGCAATGTTATTAATTTTGAAAAGTTATCAGATGTATGTGGTTTATTTGCGGCAAATACCTCAGGTAAATCATCACTATTAGATGCAATTACATATACTATATTTGATAAATGCAGTAAAACAGGTAAAGCAAATGAAGTTTTAAACAACAAAAAAACTACATTTAACGGCATTTTTAAATTTGAAATGAATGGTATTCAATATACAATTGAAAGACGCGGAACCAAGAAAAAAGAAAAACATGTTAAGGTAGATGTAGATTTTTATACTGACACTGAAAATTTAAATGGTGAAGAACGAAGTGATACAAACAAATCAATTCGTCGTTATTTAGGCACATATGATGATTTTATTTTAACTGCATTTTCACTTCAAGCTGATAACAATAATTTTATTGAAAAGTCTCAAAAAGAACGCAAAGATTTGCTTTCACAATTTTTAGATATTACAGTATTTGAACAATTATATCAACTTGCTGCTGACGAAATAAAAGAAACAGCTGGCAAATTAAAAACATATAAAAAAACAGATTTCGATATCATTATCAATGATGCTGATACTATTATTACAAATAATCAACAAGATATTACTAACCTAGAAAAAAAGGAAGATATCTATCAAGAATCTAGAAATGATCTACAAACTAAAATGTTGCAACTTATTGAGACAAAACAGCCAACAACATATAACGGACCAGACATTGATGATTTAATACAAGTAGAAACAACACTCACAAAAAAAGTTACACAATTACAAACAGACATTGAATTAGCAGAAATAAATTTAGAAACGGTTGTTAGTGAATATTTAATAATCAAACGAGATATACGAGCATTTAATGAAAATAAACTAGTTACAGAATTAAGATCATTAGAAAAATTTGAAACTGAATTAGAACAAATTGATTTAACTGTTAAAAAACAACAAGGAATTATAAATGCAAAGCAAGAAAAAATTAATCATCTTTCCGACCATGAATATGATCCGGAATGCAAATACTGTACATCTAACGTTTTCGTACAAGATGCAATTGCGGCTCAAAATACGATTGATACAGATCGATCAATATTAGACGAATTACAACTTAATCAAAAAACTTTAAACACTACAATATTAGAATATGGTGCTGTACGTGTAGAGTTGTCGACATTAAACAATTTAAAACAACTACATGAAACAAATCGGCTATCAATAGAAAAACAAGAATTACAAATTCAAATTTTAGAAAATGATTTGCAAACTCGTGAATCTGAATTAGAAACATGTTTAGAACGACAAGAATTATTTCGTGCTAATGAATCGGCAATTATACATAATAAAACGGTAGATTCAGAAATTGCAAATTGCAAAGAAACAATTGACTCATTAACAAAATTAATAAAACAAACTACGGATACAATTCGAAGTAAACATGGTAAAATTGAAGTTGCTAAAACTACAAAGAAAACGGCAATCGAATCTTTAGACACATACAAACAATTGGAAACTGAATATAAAGCTTATGAATATTATTTAGATTCAGTTAAACGTGATGGCGTTCCATATGAATTAATTGCAAAAGCAATGCCAAAGATTGAAGCTGAAATTAACAATGTATTGAATCAAGTAGTTGATTTTAATATGGTGCTTCAAAGTGACGGCAAAAATATCAATGGATATATTATTTATGATGAAGACAATTTTTGGCCTTTAGAATTAACAAGTGGAATGGAACGATTCATTAGCTCATTAGCAATACGCATTGCATTAATCAATGTTTCTGCATTACCTCGTCCTAATTTTATTGCAATTGACGAAGGTTGGGGAAGTTTAGATGCAGAACATATCTCAGCAGTAGTAAATTTGTTTGATTATTTTCGCACTAAGTTTGATTTTTCAATTATCATATCACATGTAGATACGATGCGAGATATGGTTGATAATTTAATTGAAGTTAACAAAATAAATAATTTTAGCTGTATTCAACACAATTGATATTTATATAAAAGAATATTAAGGTGTAATGCAAAGAAAAAAAACAGTTTACAAGGGTTTGCAGTTTATCGATGTATGGTATACTGATACATCATTAACTTCGCCTGATTATTTTCAAATTTCTGAATTTCCAACTAGATTAACTGCCGGCAAAAATTTATTTAAATTGCTAGGAAACCCAACAACGTTAAAAGTCGGCGGATATCTTAACCTTGAAATTTTAGATTATAATGGCGATCCAATTTATTATGAAGTTGTTAATTATATTGATGAAGACACAAGCCGAGTAATTGCAATTTATATTTATGAAGATACACCTCCGGGCGACTGCACAATAACATTAACTGCTGAATCAGTAAATGCACCACCGGAATGGCAAGGTCGTGCAAACATCAAATGGACGCGCACCGTACAAGTTAATCCTACAGTACCAAATGATTCAGAAATTATTTTTGAAACATTGCCGTCAATAACATTATCAGAACAAATTGGTCCACATTTAGATCGAACATATACAACAGACCAATTTCCTATATATACAACCGGAAAAATTAAATATTTTTTATTGAATAATCAACCTGCTATTGAAATTAGTGG